GCGCAAGTATAAGGAAAATGAGGACAATCGTGAGAAGTTTTTCGATGAGCGTACTAAGGTTGGAGCAGCAGGTGCAGGAGCATCAACTAAACAGGTATTCGGTGGTGCTGGCGCTAATCCATCTGAAGCACTAAGTGGTATGTTCAGCAGTAATGGTGACCTTGCTGTTCAACGAAAGATGGAGAAGGCATCTCTAACTGTTGAAAAAGTTGATGAGAATGCTGTTGTAGAACCGAAGCAATAATTAACAAAAGTACATTATTTCAAATAATTAGTTTTTGTTAGGCAGCACTTTTTTATAAAAAAGTAAAGTTTTTTACAGACTTTTTCCTATGAATAGTATTTTTGCGCACTTTTTCCTAAAAAGTGCTAAGTGCTTTAGGAGTAGTATCCAGTATTAGGAACCGGGCCACCAACAAAAGTTGGGATACAGGCTTGAGTGGTTCCATCACAGAAGTACCCTTCAGGGCAAGGATTGCCATCCTCATTTGGTGAGCGGCAGAGGTAATCTGTATTAGGATCTGGGCGCCAAGATGGGAGCTTTGAAGCTGACCCAATTGCAGGAATACCTGCGACACCCCCATCAGCCGAAGATGGTCCTGATGGACCCCCTGCCACCATCATATCCTGGAATCCAGAAATAGCATAATGTACCTCCATTTTCCCAATAAAACGCACAACCATTGGCAGTAAAACTACAGCGACTACAAGTAAAACGAACATTGCCCCAATTCCCATTGATTTAGTACGAGCCATTTCTGACAGAAGCAAAGGTTTTATTATTCAATAACCATTTTAAGCGTATGGATACTTTGTCGGTGGTGTCATTGGTAAATCTGAAATTCGTGGCCAGCTAGTAGGAATGTCTGATTTACAATACCCATTCATACACCGTATGCGTTCTCCTGAACACGGGGGTAAATCCACTCCACAGCGAACTACATCCACAAAGCCCTCGGAAGGATTCGGTGTTATCACTAAATATATCATCATTCCTATAACCGCCACTATAAATAGCGTACCAGCTAATTGTCTTAGTTTCATATCCATTCTACTATTTATTTACTATTTATTATATTAGTATTTCTTTTGAACATTGATGGCTGGACCTCTTAACTTAGCACTTGATCTTGGATCAAAGTTATTAACATCTTCTTCTTCCTTAATACGCGCTAACATCTCAGATTGACGCCACAATTCAGGTGCCCCCATCTTAAATTCACCGTGAATATCTGCCTTATACCAGAAAATCGTGTCTTCCAACTTGTTACTTTGTGTATTATTGTTAATTACTAAACATTCGTAATTCTGTGTACACTGGTCCATCATTTGACAGAAAAATTCTAACGATGGGAAAGCTGAACCGTAATTTACATATAGACGCTGACGATTATTCATATAAGGTTCTCTCAGAATGAATACATAATCCACATTGGTACGAAGAGCAGGTTGAATACCAAGCGGGAACTGCATAGTGATAATAAAGAACACCTTTAACCAACGACCATTCATAAACAAATAACGAATGTTCTTATCGTGTGTCCAAGAATCATCGTACATACAATCATCAAGAATCAAAAAAGCACGAGGGTCAATATTTGTTCTAACACCACGGCTTTCATCTTGCTGAATACGTTGCATAACCAGTTTTTGTCTCTTTACAAAATTAGCCAAAATTACTGCATTATACTCACCGTGAATAAACATTGGTGGAACAATCTTTTTAAAGAAACCATTTGACTCTTCAGTACCTGAAATAACACAACCCATAGGTAAATCTTGATGATGGAATAATAAATCACGAACAAGAGTTGATTTACCAGTACGCCGTCGTCCAATAAATACTACCACTGCATCCTGTGGAATTGATTTCATTACAAACTTCCGGAGATTAACATTTACTCCACCTTGAGCCATTTTTATTCTAGTACAGACAAAAATAACTAGTGCGCTACACAAACGCACCGTTACTCTTTGAAGAAAGAAGATGATGAAGTCAGTACTCCAGACGCTTCAAAACCAACCTTGTAGGGAACGAGAAATTGGAGAAAATGAAAAAGATAATTTTTCAAATTATCTACATTTACAACGTTATCATCCAGCTCTCGATATCTTTAAAATTCCTGAATCATCACTATCCCATAAAAATCTAGAACTCTCCTCAAAATATCATATCGCCTCTTGGAGTAACCAAGATGAAACAAATCAAAAAATCTGGAATACTACTCGAACAATATATGGTTCAACCACATCCGAACCCTGTAAAACTTTTGTCAAAACTGTACACCTCCTTAATCCTATTGACTTAATCAAAGAGAAATATACTATTCCTGAACATCCTTTACTACCACAAAGTGAAAACACTTGGAAGAAAACACTTCTTAAACTACATAGCCATAATAATCAAGCATACGTTGACACTGTTGCTAACTTTGTACTTAGCGCTTTTAGAGAAAATAACTTAACTCCACATTGTGTACTTTACTATGGAGCAGCAACTGGGATTAGTAAGAAATATCAATATAATATTTCGCTTGAATATGATACGTATAGACAATGTCGTTGGTTTTGGAAGGGAATGAAATCACATTGTGCCCGCCTAACAGTTATACGCGGTGATGCTGATGTTGAAGAAATTCCAAACTTTGAAGAAATCTATAAAGATATTACCTCTTGTCCATTTGAGGATACTGATTCTGAAGTGTCTGAAATTGAACTTGAACCTGTTACAGATAAAGATGTTCCTGAAATTTCAGATGTTGAGTCAATAAAATCATTTACATTTGATAATATTGAAGAAGATGCTCAAAATGTTAAAGATATTTTTGAAATTAATAAAAAAGTCACAAAACGTGTATCTTTAAAAAAGAATGAATCTAGTTCGGAAGAAGAATCAAATAGTGACTCAGATGGTTTGACTAGTTCTGAGGGTTCAGATGAATCAGTTGAACTTGATTTAGATATTTGTCTAGAAATTCCAAATATGCCAGTTATCCTAATCTACCAAGAAGCACAAGAAGGAGTTATGGATAACCTTCTTGATGAAGATGAAATTGATGAACACAAGCGCGGGTCTCAAGGATGGGAAGCTCGTTGGATTGCCTGGTTATTTCAAGTTATCTCTGTACTCTCATTTTTACAAAATGCCATCTGCTTTACCCATAACGATCTTCACTCAAATAATATTCTTTGGAGAAAGACTGATAAAAAATTCCTGTATTATAAAGCTAAAGATGGAACTATTTGGAGAGTGCCAACATTTGGAAAAATATTTACAGTTATTGATTTTGGTCGCTCCATTTTCCGCTTAGGAAAACACTTATGGGTTTCTGATGATCATTGGCCTGATCAAGAAGCAGGTGATCAATACAATTTTGGGCCATTCTTCGATCACACACTTCCTAAAAATCCTCCAAATCCATCTTTCGATCTCTGTAGATTATCAGTTAGTTTACTTGATGGCCTCTTTGATGAAGCTCCTCCAAAAAAGAAAGGCAAAGGTGTATCAATTATGAGCCAAGAAGATACCTGGAAAGTATATGAAACCAATTCACCATTATATAATCTCCTATGGAGTTGGACTGTAAATAAAGATGGGCACACTATATATGAGGATAAGAATGGGGATGAGAAATATGAAGGATTTGATTTGTATGTTCGAATTGCACACGATATTCATAATGCGGTTCCAAAAGACCAAATTCATAAACCAGTCTTTTCTCAATTTAAATGGAAACAAAAAGTTTCACAAGATGAAACTATTTATTCCCTTGGTGCCTAAATAAATTAATTATAGTACTTATAAAAGTAATTAGATTAATTTAAAAATATTAATTAGTCCCACAGCAAGATTGTTCAGCTAGAGTAAGTGGTGAGCAGGGGCAACCATTATCAATAGTAGTACAGCCTCCAGTACCCTTTCTATAAAATCTCATTTGGCCATTCTTTACAGTATTAATAATGGATTGATCCCAAATACCTAATGCTGGCGCATATCCTGTATTTGGTTGATTTGTTGATGTACCTGTGGGTGGAATATTCCAAGGAGAAATACGACTAATAAATGAACCGGACTCAGTAGTAGCGCGACGGCGTTGTGTGATTAACGAACTATCATATACAGTCGTAGGCATTTCTACATCACTGTGAGAAATAAACAGGAATTATTTTATAAACCTAATCCTTTTCTTAGATTTAATATACAAACCCATTCGGTTTATATTTAACTAGAAATGTATTGGGTGCAACAGTAGGTGTACTACTATTAGCTAATGTTCCAGCTACATCTGTAGTTCCAGGTGCATTATAGATACTAATTGGATTTGATTGATAAGTTCCTGTTACAATAATATTATCACTAGAATCAACTGTTACACCGATTCCCCTATCATCATCTGTTCCAGTAATTCTAGTTGCCCATATACCAGCTCCATTTGAGTCATATTTAATTATTAATACATCATATGAGCCACTATTATCTAGTGTTCCAAATAAAACTGTACCTGCTGTCGGCGGTGGTGATGCATTAAAAATGCTAACTGGGTTTGATGAATAAATTCCTGTTACAATGATATTATCACTGGAATCAACAGTTATGCTATTTCCAAATTCATCTCCAGGCCCAGTTCCAGCAATTCTAGTTGCCCATTGAGTAGTCCCAGTTGAATTATATTTAACTATATACCCATCATTATCACTATTAAAAGGTAATGTTCCAAATACATTTATAATTCCACCAGGAGAATTATAGATAGTAACTTGTGAAGTATAATATCCTGTTGTAATAATATTATTATTAGAATCAACTGCTATACTAGATCCAATACTAGTACCAGTGTTACTAATTTTAGTTGCCCATTGACCAATCCCATTTGAATTATATTTAACTATAAAAGCATCATAGCCACCACTATTAGCTAGTGTTTGAAATACAGTTCCAGATGTAGTTCCGTATGGAGGAGTTATTTGTGTATTATAGATGTTAACTGGATTTGGATAGTAACTTCCTGTTACTATTATGTCATTATTAGAATCAACTATTATAGCTCCCCCAAATGAACCGCCATTAAGGTTACTCCCAGCAATTCTAGTTACCCATTGACCTATTCCACTTGAATCATATTTAACTATATATGCATTACGTACTGAAGGAGTAAATATTAATGTTCCAAATACATTTGTACCGGTTGGTGGTGGAGATGTATTATAAATGTTAATATTCCTAGTATAACTTCCTGATAGAATAATATTATTATTAGAATCCACTGTTACACTAGATCCTTCTACTATAGAAGATCCTGAAGTTCCAGCAATTCTAGTTGCCCATTGACTAACCCCATTAGAACTATATTTAACTATATATACATCTTCAAAACCACTATTACCTAAATTTAGTGCGGTATTAGCTGATCCATCGGCATTATAGAAAATAAGAGGGTTTAGACCCGTTGTATCAGTATAAGTTCCTGATACAATTATATTATTATTAGAATCAACTGCAATGCCTCCTCCAACAGATTTAGAATCATTAGAATCATTAGTAATTCTTGTAAACCATATACCAAATCCATTTGAATTGTATTTTGCTATATATACACTACTAGATATACTAT